GTTGGAAAAGAAAATGCATCAGGTTTAAGAATAGATCCAGATCTACCACCTCCAGGTTCACGTGGTGGACCCGATGATATTGCAGCACCATTTCAAGATGCTGAAACAACAATTAAAAATTTAGAAGCACAAGAAGCTGGATTAGGTGCACAGTTTAAAAACATAGTTACTAACAAAGGTGATGTACCCAGTAAACGTGCATCAGCTAGAGAGTTTTTAGTAGAGGCATTAAAAAAAGATGAATACGATGTGGGTACACCTGCATTTGGTAAAGTAAATTTAAATAATATTATTGATCCACAAGATGTAAAATTTATTACTGAAGGTGGTGGTGGTATTGGTGGAGACCCAATTGTATTAGTTGAAAAATACTTTGGCCCAAGAATTGCAGAGATGCTACCTACGAATGCATCGAATGAAGAGATAATGATTTTTACTAAAAGAGTTTTAGAAAATGTAACGGACGCTGCAGGATTAAAACCTGACAACCCAAACTTTGATAAAATGACTGCAAGGTTTGTAGACGAGATGGCAGACGGTGGTCGAGCTGGTTTTAAATTTGGAGGCGCTGGTAAAGCTTTTGGTCTTGCTAAAAAACTTGCAAACATAAATAAGTCTGTCGATGAAGGCACACAAATGGGTTATGGGGCACTTCGTAAATATGGTATTGAAGCAGAAGATATTACAAGACTATTTAAAGAAATTTCTATGGACTCAACTCTACAAGGTCCAGAAAAAACAGAATATTTTAAAATGCTAAATCAGGTCTTAAAAAATCCAGATGAATTCCCTGATGGAATAATAGAAATTAAAAAAAGATTAGGTATGGATTTTGCCAGAGGCGGACTAGCTAAGATTCTGGAGGTCTAATGGCTGAATTAACTTTTAGTTATTTAGGTAAAACTTACACCTTACCTTCTGGATTTGCAAAAAGAGATATCCCAACAGTAAAAAAATTTTTAAAAAGTTTTAACGAGTGGAAAACTAAAGGTGGAACTATGGAAGCTTATTTAAAGCTATCTGGTAGAGGACCTCGTTTTGATGAACAAGAAGGAAGACTTTGGAGAAGATTAATTGATTTTGCTGAAAGCGGAGGAAAAACTGCTAGACGTGCACCATCAGATACAGGGGGTGCTAAATATGTAGAAATTTTTAATGATCTTAAATTACCTAAAAAAAATATTGATACACTTAAAACATTTACAAAAGAAGCAAGATTTGCTGCACAAGCAAGATTAAATGCTACACCAGCGGCTGCAAAAACAAACATAGGTAACCCTTTAGTTTCAACAGTTATAAATTTTATAAAAAAAAATCCTAACGTAAGAACAGAACAAGATTTATTTATTGGTGTCAGTAAAGAAGCAGGTAAAGGATTAAGTAATTCTGAAATTGTTAAAGCTGCAATTAGAGCTCATCGTAATGGTTCTCTTAGATTATTAAAAGAGGGAAGAGGTGAAACAATAGGACCAAATGTTTTAAAAAATGTTCAAAATATAAATTCTGATCAATTACCTCAAGTTCTTAAAACTCTTTTTAATATTTTTCCAAGCCAAATTGGTAGAGACTTTGCAGGAACTATTAAAGATTATTATAAAGATAATCCTACTCTTCAAAAAAGAGCATTACAAAAATTAAAAGATTATGGAAAAATTAGAGTTCAAGTACAGGAACAATTAGGTCTTGGAGGAACTGGTTTAAAAAATGCAGCGTTTCAATTTGATCATCCTATTTCATTTGAAGTTTTAAAAAGAGGTGGAGATGTAGAGGGCGCTATTAGAACAAACCCACTTGTAGGCGATGTTAATCAATGGAAAACATCTTTAGATAAAAAATTAAATGAGTTTCAAAAAAATATTATAGCCGGAAAAGACGTAGAAACTAATTTAGGAAAAGTTGAAAAATTAAAAAATATAAACCAAACATTATTTGGAAAATTAGCTGGTGATTTTACAATTGATGCTAAAGGAAAAATAAATGTTATAAATTATGGAGCACCTAAAATATTAGACCCACAATATAACATTACAAAGTCTATGACAGAAAATATTCCATTAGGTGGATTTATAAAAAAAACATTAGCATCGGGTCAATTAACACCAGAGTTAACTGAAGTGTTTGGTGAAAAATCTGCTACTAATTTAATTAACCGTTCTCAAAAATTAATTGAGTTTGCAAAAAAAGATACAAATAGAATTTGTAGAATATTTGGTGGAGCTAAACTTGCTAATGGTGGTCAAGGTTGTGGTGCACAAATGGCTGCAGCTTTAGACGAAGATCCAGTAGGTACTGCCACTAAAGTTCAAAGTCTTCAATCAGAAGGTGGTTCAGTTAATAGAATTAAAAGTGCAGCAACATCTTTTCTTAACATTGCAAAACGTGGTGGTAAGTTCGGTGCCTTGGCCGCGGTCGGTGCTGCCGGAGCCGGTGCTGTTAAAACATTTATGAACGATGACCCGACAACTTATTTATCAAACGAGAATCAACAAAAGAATATGTTAATTGATATGGTAACAGGATCGTTAGATGACACACCTGTAGAAGAAGCACCAATAGGAGATGCTTACCTACCAGCACTAGGAGCAGTAACTGTAGCAGGTACAGCAGCAACTGCACCGTCTACAATTGAAGCGGCAAGATCTAGGAGATTTGGAAAAACACCATCTGGAATTACAAAGACTGCATTAAAAACTGTCGGTAGAGGTTTAACAGCAGCAGCCACACCACTTGGATTACTTGCAACTGAGCCTTTGTATTTAGCAGAGCAAATACAAGAAGGTGACTCGTTAGGAGAAATTGCAACTAATCCATTTAATTATTTAGGTCCAGCATTTGCAGGACAAGCAAGTGATTTTGCAACAAAAGGTTTAAAAAGTCCTGGAATTGCAAAAGCAATGAGACTTGGAATTAGCCCTAGCGTATTAAAAACTGCTTCACGTAGATTTGGTTTACCTGGATTAGCACTATCATTAGGTATTAGTGGTTATGAAACTTTTGATGATTACAGAAACAAACGGGGGTTTTTCAGTGAAGAATAAAACACTTGTTGCAAATATGCAACACGTCAAGTGGAAAGAAATTCCACCACTTAAGGGACCAGACTCACAAGGGTTGAATGTTCCTACAAAACAGGTTACAACAATTAAGAACTCGGAGAATATAAATGGCAGATATAGACAAAGCCCTACCAAACGTAGAGACTGAATTAAAAATACCTAGCGAAGAAGAAATCGCAGTTGAGAAATCACAAACAACTGAAGAACAAGTTGGTCCTGATGATGTTGAAGTAACACAAGAAGAAGATGGTGGTGCAACAATTAATTTTGATCCAGAAGCGGTTAATCAACCGGGTGGTGAAAGTCATTTTGATAACCTAGCAGAATTATTACCAGAAGACGTTTTAGGTAAATTAGGTTCTGAACTTTCAGCAAATTACAATCAGTATAAATCTTCTAGAAAAGATTGGGAAGATAGTTATACAAAAGGATTAGACCTTTTAGGATTTAAATACGAAAACCCAACACAACCTTTTCAAGGAGCAAGTGGTGCAACACACCCTGTACTTGCTGAAGCAGTTACACAATTTCAAGCACAAGCTTACAAAGAATTATTACCGGCTAATGGTCCAGTCCACACTAGAATAATTGGACTTGCAGACAGAGCCAAAGAAGAACAATCAAACAGAGTTAAAGAATTCATGAACTATCAGCTCATGGATGTGATGAAGGAGTACGAACCCGAGTTCGATCAAATGCTTTTTTATCTCCCTCTTGCCGGCTCTGCGTTCAAGAAAGTTTATTACGATGAACTGCTTGGCAGAGCCGTCTCAAAATTTGTACCGGCTGATGATTTAGTTGTACCCTACACTGCAACATCTTTAGAAGATGCAGAGTCAGTTATTCATGTAATTAAGATGTCTGAAAATGAATTAAGAAAAAAACAAGTTTCAGGTTTTTATCAAGACATAGAATTAACACCAGGTTACAATGAAGAAACAGAGGTAGAAAAAAAAGAAAGAGAATTAGAAGGTGTAAAGAAAACTAGAGATGAAGACATTTTTACTATTTTAGAAGTACACACTGATTTAGATTTAGAAGGTTTTGAAGACAAAGACTCATCAGGAGAAATGACAGGAATTAAACTTCCATACATTGTAACTCTTGAAATGGGAAGCAGACAAATATTATCAATTAGAAGAAACTATCAAGCAGAAGACCCACAAAAACTTAAAGTAGATTATTTTGTACACTTTAAATTTTTACCTGGAATGGGTTTTTATGGTTTCGGTTTAATTCATATGATTGGTGGTTTGTCGAGAACGGCAACTACTGCACTAAGACAACTACTAGATGCAGGTACATTAAGTAATTTACCCGCAGGATTTAAACAAAGAGGAATAAGAGTAAGAGACGAAGCGCAGGCAATCCAACCTGGAGAATTCAGAGATGTAGATGCACCTGGAGGAAGTATCAAAGATGCATTTATGCCATTACCATTTAAAGAACCATCACCAACTTTATTACAGTTGATGGGTATTGTGGTAAGTGCAGGGCAACGATTTGCCGCCATCGCTGACATGCAGGTCGGAGACGGCAACCAACAAGCAGCTGTTGGGACGACTATTGCTCTATTAGAACGTGGTTCAAGAGTCATGTCAGCCATACATAAAAGATTGTATGTGGCGATGAAGAATGAATTTAAATTATTAGCAGGTGTTTACAAAACTTATCTACCTCAAGAGTATCCGTATGATGTAGTTGGTGGACAGAGAAATATTAAAGTTGCAGATTTTGATGATAAAGTAGACATTATTCCAGTTGCAGACCCAAATATATTTTCTCAATCACAAAGAATTAGTTTAGCACAAACAGAATTGCAACTTGCAATGTCAAATCCGCAAATGCACAATTTATATGAAGCATTTCATTCAATGTATTCAGCAATTGGTGTAAAAAATATTGATAAAATTTTACCACCACCTCAACAACCAACTCCAATAGATCCTGCAGCAGAAAATATTCTTGCAATGAGCAACAAACCATTCCAAGCTTTCAAAGGACAGGACCATCAAGCGCATATTACGACCCATTTAAACTTTATGGCGACCAATATTGCTAGAAATAGCCCCGTTGTAATGGGTGCATTAGAAAAAAACATCTTTGAACACATTTCTTTGATGGCACAAGAGCAATTAGAGGTAGAATTTAGAGAAGAAATTGCAAAACTAATGCAAATGCAACAAATGGCGCAACAAAACCCAATGTTACAGCAAGATCCGCAGTATCAACAGCAAATTATGGGCATGTCTATCAATTTAGAGTCTAGAAAAGCTAAATTAATTGCAGAAATGACAGAAGAATTTAAAAATGAAGAAAATAAAATTATGGGTGAATATAATGGCGACCCAATTGCTAAATTAAAAGCAAGAGAACTTGATTTACGAGCTATGGATGACAATGCTAAACGTGAACAAGAACAAGAAAAGATTAATTTAGATAAATCTAAGCAATTAATGGGTCAACAACAGTTTGACGAAAAGCTTCAACAAAACGAAGAATTAGCAGAACTTAGAGCTGATACATCGTTAGAAAAAACACAAATGGGAATTGACGCAAAAATGGTCAATGATATGATGAAACAAACAGATGTTAGGATCTTGAAAGGCCC